AAAGAACATCCCAGTCAAAAACTCATTGACCTTATGAAAGCAATGCGAGGGTATTTGGGCGGATGTTCTATGATGGCGTATTTATGCATGATGGCTCCGAGGTTGCTTGAATTAAAGCGGGTATTAAAACCTACCGGGAGCATTTATTTACATTGCGACCCGACAGCAAGCCATTATTTGAAATTACTTATGGATTCGGTTTTTGAGTCAAAAAATTTTAGAAATGAAATTGTCTGGTGTTATAGAGAAAGGGAAATATCAAAAAGGTTCTATAATAAAAAACATGATGTCCTTTTATTTTACGTAAAAGATAAAGATAACAAAAAGCGCACATTTAACTGGCAGGAGGTAGCTTTACCATATTCTCCTGGCACGGTTAAGAAATTTAGCCTCATAGATGAAAATAATAGGAGATATCAAATTAGAGGGAAAGGAGGACCATATATTGGCCAGCAACAGTTATCTCCAGAAGTAGAAAAAGAGCATCCTGAGTGGACATACAGAGATTACTGGAATGAAAAAGAAGGTATTCCTCCAAGAGATTGGCTTGCGCCAGCTATGGGGAATGTGAGTTGTCCAGAGTGCAAGCATGTTTTTAAACCCAAATATTCCTTTGATTGGTTAAATAGGGCATCGGCAGAAAGAATGGGATATCCAACACAAAAACCAGAATCCTTATTAGAATTTTTGATTAAGGTTAGCAGCAACATAGGAGATATAATATTGGACCCATTTTGTGGTTGCGGAACTACGGTTGCAGTTGCGGAGAAAACAAACCGTAAATGGATAGGTATTGATATTACTTACCTTGCTATTGATGTTATTAAAAAGAGACTTGAACAACACCACATAAAAGAGAACAAAGATTTTAAAGTTTTTGGGGACCCGAAAGATGTTTATTCAGCAGGGAGGTTAGCAGAACAACATCCTTTTCAGTTTGAGGTATGGGCGGTTAGTCAATTAAACGGAACTCCCACAGCCAAGACAGGAGACAAAGGAGTTGACGGAGTTATAAATTTTATTGACTATACCAAAAAAGACAAGGTAGGCAAGGGGATTATTTCAGTTAAGGGAGGGCATAGTATAAACCCAGGAATGGTAAGGGATTTAAAAGGAACTATACAGAGTCAGAATGCGGACTTTGGAATTTTAATAACAACAGAGAATCCGACCCGAGGAATGATAACGGAAGCAGCAAAAACAGGTGTTTTTGATTATTGCTACCATGAAGGAGAAAGCCATACAAAGATACCGAAAATACAGTTATTGACGACAGAACAGTTATTTATTGACCCGATACCGGTTAAATTACCTCCGACAGTTATGGAGCCTTACAGGAAACCGGACATAAAAAAGGTTGAAAAAGAGCCAGAGATATTTTAAGGGGATAGGAGGCCAAGATGCAAGACCTTTGCATTGCAACGAGTCGCAGAAAAGGAATTACTACTAAGGGAGAGGGCGTGAAAAATATTATGCTCAAACATTGCAAAAAGGAATATATGATGATAAATTTCACAATAGTGTTATGGAAAATCAAGGGAAAAAGAGAAAATAATAAAACACTGTCTCGTGTGTGGAAAGAAGACAGTTGTAACCAAAAACAGAGACGAACACGGGATAGGAAAATTTTGTTCCCGTGCATGTCGTAATAAGTTTTATCCACTAAAAAAAGAGTCGAATCCAAGATGGAAAGAAGGTGTTCTTAAACAGTGTCCACAATGCGGGAAAGAAAGACGTTTCGCTCAATGGGAGAAAGGGAGGATGTTTTGCTCCAAAAAATGCTACGACGATTTCCAGAGAGGGAAACCGATTATTAATAGACGTGGCAAAAATCATTGGAATTGGCAAAACGGGAAAACTTCGCTTTACAGAAGATTGCGGAAAATGTTAGAAATGGACAATTGGCGAGTAGCCATATTCAAAAGAGACAATTATACTTGTCAGATGTGTGGAGCGCATGGTGGAAGAAAGAATCCGTTAAACGCACATCACCTATGGAAGTTCACGGACATTCTCAATAAAAACAAAATCAACACAACAGAACAGGCGAGAGAGTGTAGGGATTTATGGCTATTAGATAACGGAATAACGGTTTGCGAAAAGTGCCACAACAAAACACATTCAAAGGGAGGTAAAAATGATTATTAGTTTCACAGTGTTTGGTTCACCCAAAGGAAAACAAAGACCGCACTTTAACCGGAAGAACGGTATTGCCTATACGCCGGCAGGCACACGGCAGGCAGAACGGGATTTTTTATCACAGGCGATACAATACAAGCCCAAAGAGCCGTTAAAGGGCGCGTTATCCATAGAGTTGACCTTTTACCTTGCTATCCCTGCAAGTAAGCCTAAAAAGTGGAGAGAGGGCGCATTGAACGGCTCTATCCTGCCCGCAAAGAAGCCGGATATAGACAATCTGATAAAATCCGTTTTAGACCCCATGAATAGTATCTTTTTCGCAGATGATAAGCAGGTAGTAATTTTAAGGGCAAGTAAATTTTACAGCGACACGCCCAGGACGGAAGTGTTTATAATGGAGGCGGAATAATGGCATTACAGATAGCGCAGGCCGCAACAGTGGTAATATTCATAGTCAACGGGGTTTTGCAATTCAGCGCCGACCAGCCGAACAAGGGGATTGTATCATTCCTCTTTGCGATGGCTAATTACCTAATATTCTACAAATGAAAATAAACATTGAGATAAATTTCTTTGACTATTTCCCGCCGGACAAGGTCCAGCAGTTTCAGGATTGTCTGCTTAACAGCGGAAAGGAGTTCTCATGTTCCAGGCCAGTCCGCAGCAAGTCAAGGATTCGCTCTCCACGGCCGAGAAACTCTCCGGCTACTATGCAAAAAAATACCCAGAGATAGGTTATGACGAGTTTTATTCTATTGCGCTTGAGGCAATCGCAAAGGCATGCGAGAAATACAACCCGAAAAAAGGGGAATTACTACCCCGGGTCCGCACATACATATACCACCGCTTTCATGATTATCTGGAGAAAAACAACCGCAGCATCTCTCTCCGAACTGTCCCATGCAACGAATCCATGGAAGATGTCCTGGAGAAACTTGAGGATATTCTTTCTAAGGTGAACCTACCAAAAGCACAAGAGCAAGCTATCGAATACTACATAAAATACAAAGAGCCGCCGCTAAAAGAACGACATCATTTCTATGACGCAATAAAAACAATCCGAAAAGAAATTTTTTGATTTTCCACAAAAAAGGACTCTCGGCCGCATTTCATACAAGAGGTTAAAAGGAAATGAGAGAAAGAAAAATACGATTTCACGAGTTCAGAGATGACCTGATTATCAGGCAGGCAGCCGGGGAGCCGAACACATTTCACTGGAACGCTCCGCTAAGAGTCCTGGACCCGTCCTACCGCACGGCAGAGGAAATAGACCGTGCAATTTTCTGGGACAACCGCAGAAAAGCCATGAAGAGAGAGGAAACCATGTAAGAAGGGAGATATTGTCCTGGAACCTTTCGGCGGGTCCGGTTCTACTCTGATAGCTTCGCATAAACTGGGCAGAAGATGTTTTGTCATGGAAAAGACGCCACTTTATTGCGATGTCATTATTTCCCGATTTAGAAAATATGCCGGGATAGAACCGGAATTGGTAAAAAATGGCAAAAAAGAAAAGGCAGATGGCGAAAAAGAAGGCAAGCAAACAAAAGAACAAAAGGAACGCCAATAAAAAGGGACCTTACAAGTTTACAGAAGAGCGTAAGAAACTCTGGCTGGAGGCGTTCAAGAAGACTCACAATGTAAGCGCCGCGTGCGAGGCTGTTCATATCGGGCGCACGGTGGCGTACAAGTATAGAGAGATTGATGATAAATTCAGGGACGACTGGGACGCGATAGAGAACAGAGTGCTGGATGTAGTGGAAAGTGTCTTGTATAAAAAGGCGCTTGAAGGGGAAACGCCATGTCTGTTTTTCTTGCTGTGCAACCGGCGGTCGGAGAAGTGGAAACATCGTGGTGAGGTGGAACATAGGGGTAAGATACAAACCGAGGAAATTAATGGAGCAAGGCAGCAGCTGGAAAATTTACTAAAACAAGATGAGGACGGGAAAAAGTTTATCGAAAAATGGAGAGAGTTACTCAGAAGTACCGACACGGGGAAAGGTTGATTTCCGGTGGTTTACGGAACAGTATCTGCGAAATGAAAAATATCAGCGGTTTAGTTTTGAAAATTTTCCGTACCTGGTCGAAATATACGATAACATGGCCGAGGAGATTGTTTTGAAAAAAGCGTCGCAGATGGGCATAACGGCATGGGCAATAAACAAGGTGATATGGCTGTCTGTAAATTTCGTTATAGTAGCCATATATACGATGCCCACGGGAGCGGATGTGTCTGACCTTTCCCAGGGACGATTTAATCCTGTGTTGCAGTATTCCGACCTTGATATAGCGCGGGATGTTGATAATATCGGGATGAAAAAAATAGGGATGTCGTTTCTTTATTTCCGCGGCACATGGACAGAACGGCAGGCTATATCGGTGCCGTCAGATATGAACGTGCATGATGAGGTGGATTTTTCAAGACCGGATGTGTCTGATATGTACAAAGAGCGGTTGTCTGCATCACCGTTTAAGTTGAAGGTCAAAATATCTACCCCCACTGTCCCGGACTTTGGTATTTCTGCCGCATACAACGAGACCAACAAAAAGGAATGGTTTGTTACGTGTCTGAAGTGCAAACATCAGCAAATTTTAACAGAAGAGAACATTATTGACAATGATTTCCGGTGTGTCAAATGTCGTTCTGTGTTGGATCGTAAAATCGGGCAATGGAGGGCTACAGGAACAGGGAAGGTGGAAGGATATCATATGAGCCAGTTGATGTCGCCCATGATTTCCGCCCAGGAGATACTGCAAAAGAAGAAAGACGCGCGGCTGAAGAAGTTTTATTACAATTTCGTGCTTGGAGAAGAGTATGCGGGCGGCGACGATATGGTAACGCGGGCGGATATTATGGCTTGCGTAACGGACATAAACGATATACCGGCCGCAACGGTCAAGACGGCTGTGGGTGTTGACTGGGGTGATACGAGTTGGGCGGTCGTTCGGAGAGGTAATTATATACTGCACATGGAACAGATAACCGGCGATACCCGTACGCATCCGAGACGAGTTGCGGAGCTGATGGAGAAGTTTAACGGGTATGCTGTTTGCGATTTCGGCTATGGAGATACAAAGAACAAGGCCTTAATAGAAAAATTCCCGAAGAAAATGTGGCAATGTCTTTACACTCCCAAAATAATATTCCCCCGGTTCGACGAAAAGAAACGGCAGGTGGACATAGATAGAACGTTATCGTTGTCGGAAAGGTGCGAGGAAATAAAAAACAAGCTCGTGAAAATAGTCTGGTCTCCTGAACTGGATACGTTTATAAGGCATTTTGGCAATATGGTGGAGAAGAAAACCATAGATGATCATGGAGAGGTTAAGAAGGAAATAGAGCGCGTTGGAGACGACCACTATATTCACGCGTTCAACTATGCAAGTCTTCTGTTCAGCACCAAACAGGGGAATTACGGCAATTGGAGCGTTGCGGAAATATGAATATATTCCAGAGGGCAAAAATAGCGACAGCGGTCATGAGGAAAGGGATTGATGGGATTCCCATTATTAACCGGGAAGATTTCTCCGGGATGTTTTCAAACAGCTCTTTCCAAAGAACCTCAAAGGGCGATATGCAGGCGTATGTGAATAACTTCACGTCCTGGGTGTATGCGGCTGTATCCTGCATAGCCCGCAGTACCGCAAAGGTGGCCACCAGATTATATGCTGAGAAATCAAAGGGCAGCAGGGAAAGCTGGGAACAGATATTCGAGCATCCGTTCCTGGATTTGTTTAAGAATCCTAATCCGTGGATGGATATGTATTCCATAATGTACCTGCGGGAAGTATTCCTGGGCCTGTTGGGTAACGCTTACTGGTATTTGCCGAAAAATAAGCTGGGACTGCCCGGGCAGATTATCCCGCTTCTTTCGCACAGGGTGATACCGTATAGCAAGAACCATGTGGAAGTGGATTATTATGAGTACCTCGTTGGAACCTCAATAGTGAGATTTTCTCCCGAGGAAATATTGCATTTCAAAGAACCTAATCCGAACAGCCTGATCATAGGGCTTTCCCCGTTGGATGCATTGCTGGAGTCTGTAGATACGAATAAAGCCATGATGGAATATAGTCTGCAACTTTTTGAAAACGGCGCTTTTTTCGGCACGGTGGTAAAAGTCCCGGACGATATGGGCGATACCGATTACGAACGTCTGAAGAAGGAGATAAAAGAGCAGTTTACCGGTGTTGGTAAAGCTGGCAAGACCAAGATTTTACGAGGCGTGAAAGAGGTTGAGTCGCTGGTCAAGACAATGGCCGAGCTCGGGTTTGCAGACGGCCGGAAATTGACAAAAAAAGATATTTTGAACGGTTATGGCGTGCCGGAGTTCAAACTGGGCGAGGGTGCAAGTACTGCATCGGCGTCAAGGAGTAATGCTTACGAACTGGACAGGATGTACACGGAAGAAACTGTTCAGCCGAAGTTACTCATGCGCGACAGTTCGATAAATAAGTTCCTGCTGCCACGATGGGACGATAAGCTGGTTTGCGAAAGCGAGGATATAACACCGACAGATAGGGAATTCGAACTGAAGAAGGAAGAAAGCAAGTTAAAAACGGGCGTCTGGACGATTAACCAGGTTAAAGAACGGGATGGTGAAGAACCCGTACCATGGGGACATCGGCCGTGGGTAGGTATGAATCTTGTGCAGATGTCCGGTTATGCCGCAGAAGATAAGACAGTACATGCGCATGACCACAAGGTACAGGCTGTTAAACGGCAGATGAGAGAGAACTGGCAGCAGGTGAAGGAACAAAAATGGAACGTGTGGGTGAAACGCGAGGAAAGTATTGAAAAACGATATATTGCGGACCTTAAAAAGTTTTTTACCGAGCAGCGGAAGATAGTAATTGCCAACCTGCGACGGATCCTGGATGCAGGCAAGAGCAAAGGATTGATAGATTTTATCTTCCCACCTATCAAAGAACAGGCTGAAAAGTTAACACAGGTGTCCAAGAAACATATAACGCAGGCCGTGATATTCGGCTTTTTGACTGCGATAGAGTTTGAAAACGGCGGGAAAACAGTGAAAAAACAGATTTCAGATGAAGACCTTGAATCGATTGGATTTACAGGCGATTCGTTTGACAGTTTTATAGACGCGCAGATACAGCGGTGGAAAGATTTGTACGGATTTACTATCAACGAAACCATACAGAATGGGTTGAAAGACATACTTGAACAGGCAATACGCGAAGGTTGGAGTACTTCGCATATAGTGCACGATATAGAGCTGTTATACGGCAGTTACACCGAAGGAATAGATCCGGTACGCAGTTTGAGAATAGCCAGGACAGAAATCAGCAGGTTGATGAACGACGCAGAGTTGTTATGCTACAAACGATTGGGATACAAAGATAAAACGTGGAGCACAGCGTTAGATGAAATATCAGAAAAATGTGATATTTGCGGCCCGATGGAAGGAGAAGTTGTACCTATCGGTGAAAATTTTTCTGTGGGGATAGAAGCGCCCCCGGCACACCCAAACTGCCGCTGTATAATTTTAGCGGGAAACTGGCAGGAAGGGGAATTACAGGACTGAATGGAGGAAATAAAAATGGAAACGATTATCAAGACGGTCGGTCAATACCTGGAAAGTCGCAGAGAGATTGTCAGTAAAAACAAGTTTGAGAAACTGCAGAAGACGCTCGAGGGGATTCCTCATGATACCAAAGTCCTATGGGGATATTTCCCTGGGAAAAGCGTGAAGGCTGAAGATGACGGCGGAAAACCTGCAACGATAGATCTGATATCCACAATAGACGTGGACCGTGATAACGAGGTTTTAATTCCCGACGGTTGCGATTTGACCGGATACAAAAAAACTCCGACGGTCTTGTTCGGACACAATTATAATGGTATTCCCGTCGGTGTAAGTAAATGGCAGAAAATAGCGGAACGACAGGGTATTAGTTCGCGTACGGAATATTTCTCCTCGGATTTCGCCAGGGATGTATGCGAGGCGGCTGTTGGTGGCGCACTGGCAAATAGCGTCGGGTTTATCCCCATAAAATGGGTTGATAAAGGTTATAACGAAGAACCGAGCAAGGAATACAAGGAATTGATAGAAAAATACAACATAAAGGGATTGCCCCGCCGGATATTTACAAGATGGCATTTACTGGAATACAGCAAGGTCCCTGTGGCGGCCAACCCGCACGCTATAACGATGGCTTTGAAGATGGCAAAAACTCAGGAAATGAAAGACTGGCTGAACCAGGAGCTTGGGGATATAGCAAAGGAGAATTCTGAATTTACAGAGTGTCAAAACTGCCATGAAAAAATCGATTATGGTAAAGAACCGGAAGTTACTCGAGGTGCTATAAAATGCCCGAAATGCGGGGCAATAATAGACCAAACAGGCAAGGTCCAGACTGAAGATGGAGAAGGAAAAGAAAAATACAACTGTGAATGTATTGAATGTGGATACAAAATGTCGTCTGATAAACACTGCAACGACTTGAAATGTCCTGAATGTGGCGGACAAATGCGCAGAGAGGAACGGCCGGGTCCCGGGCATTTAACCCGTCGTATCAAGAACAAAGATGCGGAGATCGCTATAACAGGAAAAAGAACTATTTACCTGTTTGGAACGATAGATTCAAACACGGCGCAGCAAGTTTGTGAACAGCTGATAGCCTACGACAGAGAATCCCAGGATCCGATACAGATAATCATCGG